ATGTAGCCGAAAAACGCTACTATTTCTCCAATTATTAAAATCACTTGCCACAATATTATGTTGTCAGATACTATACAGAGAATGACTGATAATATTAATAATCCAGTGCCAATAAAACAGCATGCTAAGCACAATGTTTCCATATCCTTCTCCTTTCTGTTACTTCTCTAACTGTTTTCTATCACTTTAAGTGGATTTTGTGGGTAAAAAAATATTATCTATTGGAATGTTATAAATATCTGCTAAAAGCTTCATATCTGCAAAAGACGGAATTGCCGCTCCTTTTTCCCAATTAATAATAGTTCTTTTGCCTATTTTCATTCGTTTAGCAGCTTCTTCCTGCGTTAATCTCGCATTTACACGTGCCGCTGCTAAACTAATCTGAATTGGTTCTGGCATTTTTGTTTTCCCTCCTTTCACTTTGTGATACCACTATACCATCACTTTAAGTGTGTGTCAATACTAAAAGTGAATTTCTTGCACTTTTATATTGCAATAGTTTCACTTTTAGTGTATTATACATTTAAAGATAAGGAGGAAACTGATATGCCTGAACAGGAATTTAATGCTGTCTTTTCAAAAAGGCTACGATACTATTTAAGTGAATACAACATGACTCAAGCAGAACTTGCCAAACGTTTAGGTGTTGGTACCACCTCTGTTTATAATTGGTGTAATGGTTTAAAAACGCCGCGAATGGATAAAGTAGATGCAATGTGTGACCTTTTTCATTGCAGCAGATCAGATTTAATGTCTGATGAAAACACTGAACATTCTACGCTCACTCCGCGTGATGAAAAAGACATTGAGAAAATCATTGAACATACCAGAGAGCAACTGCTCTCACAGGAAGGACTGATGTTTGACGGTGATCCTGCTTCTCCTGAAGCAGTGGATTCTATCCTTGCTGCTATGCAGATCGGAATGGAAATGGCAAAGAAAAAGAACAAAGAAAAATATACTCCTAAGAAATATAAAAAGGACTGATGCCTATGTGCATAAAGAGACGGGTTTCACAACTTGTCAGGAAATACCAGACTCGCGATCCTTTTGAAATGATTAAAGGTATGAATGTGATATTGGTTCATTATCCATTGGAGGGTGTGCGCGGATTCTACCAGTATTTCCAACGTAACAATATTATTTATCTGGATGAACGATTATCCGAAACTGAACAACGATTTGTTCTTGCTCATGAGCTGGGACACATGTTTCTGCATAAAAAGGCTAATGCTATTTTTATGGACACACGTACTCAGTTTAATACAGATAAATTTGAACTGGAAGCAAATCTTTTCGCTATGGAGCTGCTACTTCCGGATTCGTTTCTGGATGAATACAGAGATTTTACTATTGACCAAATATCCAGGATGACTGGATACCACAAAAGATTAATTGAATTGAGAATATCATCATAAAAACTGGGAGATCGATATGGGATTATTTGATATCTTTAGAATAGGCAAAATAAAAGCCGAAAACGAAGCTCTAAAACAGGAACTTCAAGATTTGCACGCAGACGAACAGCAGCAGATAAAAGAACATTCTGAACAAATGAATCAAGAAATTATCGATAGCAATCTTATGCTTTCAAAGCAGTATGATAATTTACCTGTTCTTTCCGAACAATCGCGAAAATCAGAAGAGGGTGCCGTTTTTTCATGTGGCGAACCATCTTCTTACCAATCTGATAATATTACTTTCCCAGAATGGTATGTTTCTCTTTCTTTTGGAAAATCATCCTCTTCTAATTATGGAAAGGCTGTTGCGCTTGCAAAGGCAGCTCCGCAATACTATGAACAGACCGTCAATAATATGATCATTCACCAAGCAATCTATTCTTCAAAGCCATCAGAATATTTAAATTTTATAATGCTTTATGAATTAGTAGGTGGGTGGAAATCGGCTTTCGTTATTATAAACGGAGCTTTAATAGACAGGAAAATAATCGGGAAATTAAACTATTGTTATGGTGATAAATGTCGGTCTAGCAACAAAAAATTTTGCTTCGGCGCCAGTTATATGACAGAAAATCCTTTCGGGTGTCATCGATTGCAAATAAGTGCCACCAACACGCCTTGGTGGTCATTTTATAAAAAGCAAGGGCTCTTTTGGGTGTTGGACAAAATCGCCATAAAAAATAGAATAGATTCTTACGCTGCAATATACAAAATTTGTCCATGTTTTGATTACGACAGCATTCTTTCCGCATTAGATAAATTACCATCAACACTATCTCAACATCGAATGAATCGTCTGGCGGACAACAATTTTGGTTGTAAATTATAATTCAATAAAAAGCCGCCCCAGTGTTACCAGCACCAGAGCGGTGAGCACATCCGAAGATGTACGCTATTTTGATCAAAAATATTGTATCATCTTCGGGGCAGCCATGCAAGCGGAACCTTTGTTCGCGCTGGCTGTTATTTTTATACTCATTTTTACCGGCGCAATAAAAAAAAAAGAAACCATCTCGGTGATTCTGCCGGAATGGTCCGTATAAGGAGGATGATATCATGTGGGTTGAAGAATCGAAAAATGGCAAATTCAAATTCTGTGAGCGGTATGAGGACTATTTGACTGGAAAAACAAAACGTGTATCTATCACAATGGATAAAAATACCGCCCAAACCAGAAAAACAGCACAGAAGACTTTGGAATTAAAAATCCAGCAGGCTATGGGAACCCGTCCAGATCATCAGTGCACCTTAAAAGAATTGGTTGAGGAATATAGAAAAGATCAGAAAAAGACCGTTAAACAATCTACATACTCCCGAAATTATTTTGCCTGCAATGCCATTATGAAAATGCTTGGTGAAAGTACAATTGTGGAGCACATGACTGCCAAGTATGTCCGCAGCAGGTTTCGTGATTCTGGAAAGGAAAACAGCACTTTAAATGAACACCTTACTCGTTTCCGCGCTCTGATCCGCTGGGGATATAGTAACGATATGATCAGTGACATTACTTTTCTGGAGAAAATAGAACCTTTCAAGGATCTTCCTCATAAACAAAAAATACAGGATAAGTACCTGGAATCAGATCAGCTCAAAGCCTTATTGGATGGAATGGATCACACTCTTTGGAGACTGTGTACTGAATTCATGGCGCTGTCTGGTCTGAGAGTTGGTGAGCTGATTGCCTTGGACCGTATAGATGTGGATTTTAAAAACAAGGTGATCCATGTAACAAAAAACTATGATTATATAAACCAGATCGTCACATCTCCAAAGAGCTTTTGTTCGATCAGGGATGTGTATATGCAGGAGGAACTGGAAAATGTATGCAAACAATTAAATGCGCTGATGCTCCGCCGACGCTTAATGTTTAATATTGGAAAGCCAGCCCTGTTTCTCTTTTCCAGGAATGGAACTTATATACACTATTATTCCTACAATAAATATTTAAGGGAAAACTCCAAGCGTGTCTTAGGGCGTGCTATCACCCCACATGCCCTGCGTCATACTCATGCCTCTCTTCTCTTGGAGCAAGGTATCAGCATTGATACCATCTCTAGGAGACTCGGACACGAAAACAGCAAGGTTACCAAAGAAATATACTTACATGTCACAAAAAAGCTCACGGAGAAAGACAACGAACAGATTGCAAAAGTATCTATTTTTTAAAGTTGCCCCTTTTCTGCCCCTTTTATTGAAACAGACATTTAGTGCCACATTGAAAACACCGCATAAAATCAACATTTTTCCGCTGTCAAGATGAAATTAATTCAAGTCCCATCTTCCGCATTTTTTTATTTTATCAAGAAGTGTCAAAAGCCTGCAAAGCGCCTGTTTTGCGGGCTTTTTTGGACTCCGAATGTTCAGGAGGTATACAAAGGGTGTCTTTTCCTAAAATATTGGGTAATCAAACTTGTTGAGGGGCTCTCTTCGTGAGGGGCAAACTTCCGGTTTTTATAGCGAAACCCTCACAAAAGACCCTCAACAAGTTTGGCAAACCCTCAAGAACTTTGATTATCCAAAATATTCAAGTGGCTCAATCACTTCTTTTTAAAGTTTTATATGTTATTTTTGTTAATATTCGACAGAATTTGAAACATTTTATCTATTTTCTACCTGTTGCACGGATCGTATTGTCACACTATTTTCCACACTATAGCCATTAACAAAATATCATAATCATTCTATTTCTTTCTGCACTTATATGATGTATACGTTTTAAATAAATATAATTGGTTTGTCTCTTTCATCTTATCATAATACTTCTCTTTTACCTCTTTCATAAAATCATCAATTGCATCTTGATGGTTTTTCAAAAACCAGCTAATATGATTTTTTATATAATTTTCTCTGATTTCAGCATTATTCAAATCGTTTGGTACTCTTTTCATTCTCTCATCAATACTGTCAAATCCCAAAAATTTTTCTTCTAATCGTTCCTTTGACATCCGAATATATTCTGGATTTATATCAATACCAATACCATTTCTATTAGTGTTCTGGCACACACGTAACAATGTACCACTACCAAGAAAAGGATCTAACACCACATCGCCCTCATCAGATGACGCTAATATCATTCTTTCATATAATCCTTCCGGTTTCTGAGTCGGATGTTTCATTCTATTCTTATTGCAATAATGCATATGTGAAAATTCCCATACATTTCCAGGATTCGCTCCTCTCATATTATTAACAGATCTATAATACTTCTGAGGCACCCTAATCTCATCTAAATTAAATTTGAACCTTTTCTTATCTTTTGTAAACATAAGTATATCATCGTGTCTAGGAGAATAGCCTTTAGTTTTTCCTATTCCTTGAGTATAATACCAAGTAATCCAGGAATTAAAGTACATTTCCATTTCCTTTTCCAAAACATTATAAATATATGATATATATTTCATTCCCATAAACACATACATTGTACCATCGGGTTTTAATACTCTTACAGCCTCCTTTATCCATTCTCTAGAAAAATTTAAATACTCATCAAATTCAAATTTATCATAATTATTGCCATAGTGTTTATTCAAATTATAGGGTGGATCTGTTACAATCAAATCCACAGAATTAGACTCTATTTTTTTTAACTCTATGATAGCATCTCCACAAATTGCTTCCAAATTTATATCCATATAAATCATTCCTTTCTTCAACATATTATGATATAATACTTTGAAATAACCAAAAAGGAGGATACAAAATGAATCATCACTTCGAAACATCCCAACGATTACAAAAATTTCTCATTGATATTATAAAATCCGCATTATCTTCACCTATGACAAATTTAGTTAAAATTAACACAAATTTAGACTGTAATGTTCCCGAAAAAGATATCCATAAAATCGCAGGTCCTTTTATTGATGAGTGGACTTATGAAATATTCAATCGTGCTTCGAGTATATATACAAATATTAAATCTGTTGCAAGTAAAGAAAGTAGCAGTCTTGAAGACATTTACATATCACTTGAATTAGATGGAATAACATACGATATATTAATTGATGTTAAATCTGCTTCACTTGCAAAAGGAAATAATGCAGGAAAAGGATCTAACCTCACTTCATTCCGTAAAATACGTCCTTTTTACATAAATAATCCTGATGCATTCTTTTTTATTCTATCAATAGAACATCAAAGTATTATTAATAATAATAAATGCTACGGTTTTCACTTAGTAGATTGCAACATTTTTGATTTAAAATATGTTTCTAAAAATGAATTAAAATTCAATACTGCCATGGGGGACCAATTTCAAATCTCAAACAGTATGAAAGTCACTCAGACCGAACGTACTACAGATGAATTCATCGCATTAATCGATAACATGTTCCTCGATAAATATACTCAAGACAAACTTGATAAACTTATTGCCACCGAAGAAGCCAATCATTACACAGCACTTATTTCTGAGGACATAATTAACATCCTTTCCGAAAACGAACCTTTAGCAAAAACAAATATTCTATTCTACTTAGAAAAATTATATCCAAATATTTCTAGTACTCAGTTAAATAAATCAATAAAGCTGTTAAAAGATTCTAACCGTATCCAAACCATCAATCGCATAGACTACATAATTGTCAAATAAAAACTCCTGGGAGTCATATCTATGGCTCCCTCCTTACTTGCAAAATTCCATTTTATTCTTACCATTGATAAATATCTCCGTAACTTTTTCATACTGTTACAATCTAGTCTCACAGATATCTTCAAAAAGGCGATGTCCCAATACTATATCAACCACAAAAAAGGATTATGCAACGCACAACAAGTGTAACTCTGAAGTAGCCGAAAAATTCATCAGATGTTATCTTTGACAGACAGTCATTGCCACATTCAGAATTCGCAAGGATGATAAACAAGCAGACGCTGTCACTTTTCACTACAATCGTCATGAAAATGATAAATACATCCAGCAATCATTTAATCCGACATATCCCAGAAACCATTTTAGAACGATTAGGTATGAGATTAGTCATGCACGTCACCTCAAAATCATTAAAAATCTCTACCCAGCAATTTTAAGCATGAAACAACATGCTCTGCGTAACTTTAGCAAATGATACGTAGCTATAGCTATCCTTTCTTCGTTTGGATATAATCCATTCAAGCGTTCAAATCGCAAACAGGAACTGTATTTTCTGGAACTTTACTATAAACATTAGTGTATCTTCCTCGAATAAATGTATGAGAAAATAATGTCTAAAGCTCGTATATAATAGTCTTCTGCATAATCTTGAGGAGTTAAAAGGCATTTCTACGTTTTCATGCATAATAGCAGTATAAACATTTTACAGTGAAATAGCTATAATTTCTACATAGTTTTTAGGATACGTATAATTTTGGTAATCCGTTCCTAAAGTCTGTACAGAAATACAAATTTATCTTTAAATTTTATTCAGTTTATAGAGTACAATTTATCTCACAAAAGACCCTCAGCAAATTTCGTCCTCAACAATTATGATTATCTCTTTTTTATTGCTTCTTAGGTTTATTAGTCATTTCGGCAAATTGCATTAAATTTTGGAATAATTTTGGATTTTTAATCAACTCGGGTAACAACGTTTTCATCATAACAACATCCGTAGATTCTTCTTTTTGGGCATTATTTAAGCTTGTTTGCATTATTGCTTGTATCGTTTCTGTATCTTTTTTATTTATTTGCTCTTTTAATTCAGTAATAGAATCTTGAATTTGATACAGCATAGTAAGAATACTTTGAAAAAAAAGCTGCTTATTGTTTTCTTCATCTTGTCCCAATGCATTAGTTTTGTTCTCAAAAGAAAAGGTCCCTATTGTTTGTTCTAAACGTTTCTTAGTTTCTTCTACATTATCTAAATCGGTTAGATCATACTCGAATGTTCTTACTGTGTTTACATCAAATGGTATAGTTTCGCCTTTCTTTTTTAAGTGAATAATCGGCTTGTCTGTACATTTTCTATATCCCATTTCAAAAAAAACATTAGGATTATGCCCCGAAATGTCAGCTATGACAAGCTCCGATGATAAAAGCTTATCAATAATAGTTTGTGTAATTGAATCCGAATCATTAATTTGATCTACTCGTACAGGTTCAAAGCCACAACTTTCACAAACTGGACTAATAATATATTTGAATAATTTATCTGCATTACTCCTTATTTCACTATCTGTTTCTCCAATAGGAGATACTACAAAACAAGTTTTCATAAAATCTTTACCTCCCCAATTTTGTTTTATTTTATAAATCCCCCTATCCATTTTTTGAATGGATTGATTTCTAAGCAAAGTATTTAATGAGCCAGAGAACTGCCCCTCTGAATAATCAGAAATTCCTGCTTTCCGTAGAAAACTTTTAATTTCTTGAACAGTATGATAATTTCCATCAGCCAAAATTTCTATGATTTTTTCTTGTATTCTTGCACTTTTCGTCAT